CTCGTAGAGGCCGAAGACCCTATCGCGGCGATCATTGACGCATACAAGGAACGAGGTTTCTCGATGGAATACGCACTCACCCAGGCACGGGTGGCGAAGATCCTCGACGCCTCGCTATGGGACAAGCGGCGGAAGGAGGTGATCCTGTGGGATTTCACGCCGCTTCAGGCCCCCTAACGAGTCCTGTCAGGGTCCGTATAACCTTTTCCGATTCAATGAGATGGCCTCTGTGCCTGACTCGCTGGATCGGCAGGTCACGCCTGACCCATGTGCATGTCGAGGTTGAGGACTGGTCGCTGGCCCCAAGGGTCAGGGGATCGGTCTGGATACCTACGGCAACGGCAAACAGAATCCATCCGGCGGTCAGGGTCGTTGACCTTGGCCGCCGGTTTGTCGATGTGTCCGCCCTGCTGACTCTGACGGACGGGTGGACATGCAGCAACGCTGTGTGGCCTCACCTCCGCTGGTGGTTCCTTGGCGGGCCGTGCCCGATGAACTGCGTCAGGCTGGCCTCGCTGGCCCTGTCGCACATCGGGATCATCACCCAATCACGAACACCGGACGAGATGTATGAAGAACTCCGCACCGGAGCCGATCATCACGCTGGAAACCCTCCAGTGGCTTGACCGCCTCTGTCCACCGATCACGGCTTCGATGGTCTACAGGGCCACGACGCTAGACCAACTCAAGTACGCAGCCGGAGCGAGGGCCGTCTATGACGCAGCCCTGATCCGCTACCAGAAGCAACGAGGCATTCATGGGAATATTCGACACCCCGGACTCTCCAGCACCGGCCCCGGTGAAGACGCCGGAGCAGATAGCGGACGAGGCCGAAAAGGACCGCGAAAAGGCCGCAAGGTCAGCAGCGGACAGCCTGGCGGGGAACCGCCGGAGCCGGGCCTCGGTTCGTAGCGTGGTCACGGGCCTGTACATTCCGGGGGTGAGCGATGTCTGAACTCATCCGAACCCGGTATGACCGACTAGCCGGTATCCGCGAGAACCGAATCGACATCGCCCGTCGGTGTGCCTCGCTGACGATCCCCTCCCTGTTTCCGGAGGAGGGCGTCAATGACACCACCGAGATCCCGCTCACCTACGACTCGACCAGTGCCCGTGGAGTCTCGTCCCTTGCGGCGAAGATCACGGATGCGGTGTTCCCCCCGAACGCCCGGAGCCTGTTCGAGATCACGGTGGACCAGACCAAGGTTCCTCCGGGAACCGACACCTCGGCTGACCAGCAGGTTCTCAATCGCCTGTGTCGGCTGGTGTCGGATCGGCTCTACAACACCAACCTCCGGACGATCTTCACCGACTCCAACGAGATGATGCTCGTGGGCGGTCAGGACCTCATCTGGTATCACGACGACTTCACCTTCTCAAACCACTCCCTTGAGGACTTCGTGGTTCGACGCCTGCCCAACGGCAAGGTCGTCCATGTCATCCTCCGGGAATGGCTGGACCCTGACGCACTGCCCGACGAATGGGGCTCGATCCCGAAGGGTCAGGGCAGCGGGATCGAGGAGGCGTGCTACACCGAATGTGTCCTCAGGGACGGGGTGTGGTACGCCACCAAGGAGTTCCGTGACGCAACCGTAGACAGCGGCGAGTACGAGTACCAGCCGTTCGTCGTCAACGGATGGCGTCGCATACCGAAGCAGCACTACTGCCGGTCATTCGTCGAGGAGAACGAGGGCGATATCCGCATGGCGGAAGTCCTCGGCAAGTCCCTCAAGGAATGCTCGGTCATCGCGTCGAAGCTGCTGATGGGCGTCGATCCAGGAGGCATCACCGAGATCCGGGACATCGAGCAGACCGAGAACGGTCAGTTCATCGGAGCCCGTCAGGGCGAGATCTTCCCGATCCAGGCTGCGGCCCCGGCCCAGATGCAGACGATTCAGCAGGCCCTCGGCCTGTACCGTCGGGACATCGGCAAGACATTCCTCGATCCGGGCTCGATCCAGCGTAACGGCGATCGAGTCACGGCTACTGAATGGACCGCCATGCTTCGCCAGATGGCGGGCACTCTCGGTCCCAACTTCAGCAACAAGGCCGACGAGGTCCAGATCCCGATCATCCGCCGGACGATTGCCCTCATGGTGGACCGCAAGGAGATCCCCAAGGATGTCCTGAAGAACATCGAGCCTGGCAAGCTACTTCAGCTTCAGGTCCGAACCGGCCTGACCATCCTGAAGCAGGAGATCGAAGAGGGTGAACTCGCAGAGTTCGCCACGCTCGTCGCCCAGCTTCCGCCCGTTCAGGGCGAGGTCAAGTGGGACGGGTGGCTCAATCGGTTCGTCACGGCGAAGCGGTGGGACACCGTCGGCATCGTCAAGACGGAAGAAGACAAGAAGGCAGAGGCCGAACAGGCCATGCGTATGCAGGTCGCCCAGCAGGGGATTGCCTCTGCCGGACGAATGGCTGAGAACGCAGCGAGACAATGATCCATGAGCGACGAGAGCAACAAGACAACCCAAGAAACCAGTCCGGTCGATCAACTGATCCAGACCTTCGAGGCCAAGATCCGGGCCGACCCCAACCAGATCCCCGACAAGTACCGTCGGGCAGATCCCGAGGAGTCGATCAAGGCGGCGGTGCAGGGCTACGCCGAACTGTACCGAGGCTTCACCCAGAAGGCACAGGAGGCCGCCGATCTCCGGAAGCAACTGGAGAGTCAGCAGGCCAAGGCTCCCGAACCCTCTCCGGAGGTGAAGGGAGAGACTCCTCTCGGCCTTCCCGATCCGCCGAAGTCGGACGGTCCTGACCTTTGGAAGAAGGTCGAGACTGCCGTCAGCCGAACCGGGGAACTCCCTGACGACCTGCGTAAGATGCTGGTCGCACAGGGCATTCCCGACACCATCATAAACGCCACACTCAGCGGGTATCAGGCCCAGCGGAAGCAGATCCTCACCGAAGCGGCCCAGCTTTGCGGCGGTGACGAGAACCTTGCGGCCATCCAGTCATGGGCGGCATCGACCCTGTCTCCTGAGGAGCGTCAGACTACCCACATGGCACTCCAGTCCCCCGCGTGGAAGACCACGCTGCTCGGCCTGAAGAGTCGGTGGGAAGCAGATCGCGTGACCAAGAACGAGCCGAAGCCGACGCCAGCCGGTGCCCCGGTCTACGGCAAGCCGGGACTCAAGCCGTTCGGATCGAAGCAGGAGCAGCTTGCTGCCTTCTCCGATCCCCGGTATCAGATGAGTCCCGAGTACCGGCAGGAGGTTACTGAGCGTCTATGGCTCACAAACAATCCGTCACGGTAATCCTCACCTGTCTGCTTCTCGTGGGCTGTGCCCCGGCCTCGTGTTCCCACACGGCGAACATCAGTCGGGCAGCCACCGAGATCACCAAGCAGGCCGAGGTCATCAAAAACCACAGCAAGGACATCATCTCCGAGGCTCAGAAGCCGATGCCGGACCCGTCTGAGATCGTGCGTTCAGCCTCGGCCATCAACTCAGCCGCCAACTCGATCGAGTCCGATGCGAAGTCGGTGGCCGTTTCCGTCGGCAATGTCGAGGACGCCAAGAACCAGTGGGTCAACCTGCTGGAGTGGGTGTCCATCGCTGCCGTCGTCATCGGAGCCGCCGTCCTCAGTTGGTACTGGGGACTCGGGAACCTGCTGCGTCCGCTCTTTGCCCGTGTCGGTGCCATGTTTGCCTCTGACCGGAAGCGGTCTGAGGCCAAGCCGGCAGCCGATGTCATTCACGGCAAGGCCGATCCCAAGGAGCTTGTCTCCGTGATGCGGCTCGATCCCGTGACCAACGAACTGTTCAAGAAGGAGAATTGAGATCATGGGTTTCATCGCATTCTGTCTGGTCGGACTCACCGGTGCCCTTTGCGGGTACATCTGCGGCCATCTCTGGCCGATGAAGTTCCTCCAGAACAAGATCAACTGACCAAGTGAACCGAGAGCACGACACCAAGCGTGCCCGGTCAATGCCTATTGGTGTGCGGCACCGACATATTCGGGCTTTTGGAAAACACCCGGCTCAGCCGGAACGGGGGTCCAGTCCCCCATAGGCAATCACAGGTGGGTGAATACGCTCAGTGGGAGAGCGCCGGACTGATAGCCCGGAGGACGGAGGTTCGATTCCTCCTTCACCCCTTCACCTTCCCCGCTGTGGGGGAGGCTTCACCATTGGTCCGACAACTTCGGGCCGTAGACCGCGAAAGCCCGACGAGCGACCGTCGGACACCAAGTAGCGACACTCTCGGTAGGTTGACCGTCGGACTTGTCCACAAGGACCATCCGACCAATGTCTTCTTCGATTCTCGTTCGTCCGATGACGAACTTCGCGACGGCTGCGGCCTCTCGCGACGCCAACGAAATGTTCCTCACCGCTTGGCAGGGCGAAACCCTCCAGGCGTTTGAGACTGCGATCACCCTCGCACCGAAGCTCCGTCAGGGCTTCATCGCCCCAGGCTCCATCACGGCCCGCGTGCCGAAGACCTGGAAGGCCGGTAGCGAGATCCACGAGGCCGGGGCCGAGATCCTCGGTCAGGAGTTCGAGACTGGCTACGAGGAGTTCGGGCTCGATACCCGTCCGCTCATCACGAGCCACGCCTTCGACTCGATCGACCTCATGCTCGCATCGTACGATGTCCGAGGCCCCGTGACCCGTGCCCAGGGCCACGAGCTTGCCAAGCAGGCCGACAAGCGTGCGTACACCCTCCTGTACAACGCGGCCGTCACCGCCAACGACACCGACGATGCGTTCCCCGGTGCCATCACCGACTCGAACCTCAGCATCAGCGGCGGCGTCTGGACCAACAACAGCCTCGATGTGCTGCACTACAGCGGCATCTCCTCGGCCAACATCGCCACCGCAGGTGAAACCCTCATCAGCGGCATCGACTCTGTTCAGGCCGCTTGGGACGCCCTCGATGTCCCCAAGGAGAATCGGTTCTGCGTCGTTGACCAGTACCTCTTCCTTGCCGCCCGAAAGCTGGGCATCCCTCCGGTTCCGCTTGCCGCCACCAACGCATCGTTCGGCGGCATCCAGAACATGAGTCCATTCGGTGCTCCTCCGAGCACTGCCGGTGTCGGCTACACCGGGGAACTGGACTACAACGGCGTCAAGATCTTCCTCAGCCAGAACTCGCCGTTCAACCAGAATGTCACCACCGGCCCGTCCCGGTGGCGTATGTCCGGCAACGCCAATGTCCGTGCCATCTGCTTCCAGAGCGAGGCCGCAGTGTGGGTCAACCACATGGGTCCGCAGTCTGAGATGGAGTACTCGGTCGCCATGCAGCGTTGGCTCATGGTGTCGAAGGCCATGCACGGCGGCGGCACGCTCCGTCCGTACTGTGCCGTGGTTCTCAAGGGCAACGGCAGCTAACAACTAGGAGAACCAATGCCCATTCCGACCACCACCGTTGACGGTTCACTGAACCCGCTCTCGGGCGTCACGCTCCCGCGTAATGCCCTCATCAACTCCAACAAGCCTTGGTCCACCTACTCCGGGCTTGCCGCTTCGACGACCTATGCTCTGGAGAACACCCCGCTTGACGCGGAACCCGCTCTCTACGCTCTTGTCGTGAACGGCGTCGCCGAGGCTGGTCTTCTCTACCACCCCGGTGCGAGTGCAGCCATCGTGAAGATTGGCGGCTCGACCAACATCGTTGTCGGTGCTTCTCCTGGCTCGACCCAGATCAGTCTGCACAACAACTCCGGCGTCCTTGAGATCCGAACCGGCTCCGGCACCCTTGTCGGCACCACCGTTCATCTCAAGCGGATCGACTGACACAAACTGACGAACTCTCGTCTCCCGCTCCCGGTGGCCCTCGTTGGCTGCCGGGAGTTTTTCGCAACACAACGGACAACCACATGGGACTGCTGACCAAGATCTCCGCCGTCAACCGAATCCTTCAGGCAAGCGGGAAATCTCCCGTATCGACCCTCGGCGGGACCGACACCTCAGCGGCCCTGCTTGCCGAGCGTGAACTGGACTCAGCCGTGCGTCGAATCCAGACGCAGGGCCTGAGCTACAACACGACGACCAAGAAGTACAGTCCCGACTCGAACGGTCGGATCAGCCTTCCGAGCAATACGCTCTCGGCTGACGGGGCATACACCAACTACGAATGCCGATATGGCGTCCGTGGCGGCTCTTCCCCGTACCTGTACGACATGAACAACGACACGGATGTGTTCACCGAGGATGTGTACCTCAAGGTGGTCCGGCTTCTCCCGTTCGAGGACATCCCCGACGCGGATCAGGAGTGGGCAACCGACATGGCTGCGGTGGTCTACCAGATGAACAATGTTCAGGAGAACCGTCCTGACCTTGAGCAGATGGCTGCCATGTCCCGTGCCAAGGCCCGGCAGGAAGAGTGCCGACGCCTCGATGTGAACATCCTCGACTCCTCGTCCTCAGAGCGTCTGGGAGCCCGCAGGGGCTTCCGTCGCCCATCCTGGTGATCCATGCCCCCGATCCGCTTCGGCGTCGCTGACCTCACTGGAGGCGTCTCAACGCAGCCAGACGCACTCCGGTATCCCTCCCAAGTGGAGGAATCCACCAACTGCCTGATGACCTTCTCTCGGGGTCTGGAGCGGCGTCCCGGCACGGTCGGCTATACCGCACTTGCGTCGGCCCCGACGGTTGCCACGAACATCGCGACCCATTGGGTTGAGGTGTCGTCGGCCATCCGAATCCTGCTGATCTTCCAGAACGACGGGACTACCCCGATCAGGGCGTACAAGGCAGACGGCACGGCCATCACCGTCAACTACGACGATGCCGCAGCCAAGACCTATGTCACGGTAGCGTCACCGAAGTCTAACCTTCGGTTCGCCTCGCTGGGCGTGACCACGCTGATCCTGAACCGGACGATCACCACCGACACCAAAAACCCGACCGGGGTTCCCTACCAGTTCGGCGTAACCAATGTTTCGAGCAAGGCCAACGCCCACAATGAGGCGACTTGGGACGACTTCGACCAGCCGCCCAGCGGGACCAATGAGTTCTGGTACGCTCGTCAGACATCATCCGGTCACCTTTCCGGTTGGTGGAAGTCGATCTCGACCTCGGCACTTCCTTGGTACGAGATGGTCGCAACCGAGTCGGACGACTCACTGGTTGACGAGGCGACGATGCCGGTCCAGATCGTCTGGGACGGCACCGATCTCCATGTCTCCATCATCGACTGGAAGCCCCGGTTCTCCGGCGACAACACGACCAATCCCCGTGCCGACTTCTTCGGAAAGCCCCTGACCGATCTTGCATTCCATCGCGGTCGGCTGTGGCTATCAGCCGGTGATGTCGTGTGCTCTTCTCAGGCCGACGACCTGTACAACTTCTGGACTCGTGACTGGGAGAACCCGGCGACGGCCTCCGATCCGATCCAGCTTTCCACCTCCTCCACCGGGGAGGTTGCGAATGTCACCTTCCTTGCCCCGTTTCGCCAGTCCCTCGTGGTCTTCTGCGATTCTGGTCTTGTGATGGAGGCAACGGCCAACGAGACTCTAGGTCCCGATACCGTGGTCTGGCAGCCGTCCTATCGGGTGCTCCGGCTTGCCGGTCGTCCCGATGTCATGGGCAATCGCCTGTACTTTGCGTCGGACTGGGAATCCGGCAACCGAATCCACGAGCATGTCAACATCGACGGAGCCTATGGTGGCGACGCCGAGGACATCTCTCTCCACATCACAAAGTATCTGGCGTCCGGTTCATGCACGATCGAGGCGGCGACGGCCAACATGGCCTTCCTGCTGTTCGACGAGGAGCCGAATGTCCTGTATGTGTACCAGAACCTCGTGGTCGGCGACAACCGGGTTCAGTCCGCCTACCACAAGTGGACATTCCACAACGACATCGCCTCGATCCAGGCCTACGACAACACCCTGTACATCCTGTTCAGGTCGGCGTCGGCTGCTTGGCTTGAGACGGTTGACATAGCGGATCTCCGTCCCGAATATGATGACGAGATCCACCACATCCACCTTGACCGCAAGGTGAAGCTGACCGGATCGTACTCCGCAGCGACCAACCTGACCACATGGACCAAGGCGTATGCTGACAGCAACGCCAAGACCGCCTACCTCGGTGCGGAGTGGGAACCGGCTGAGCGTCATGGCACGGTGCTGTCATGCACTCCTGCCACAACGACCACGCTGACGGCACCGGGCGACTGGTCCGACTACCATGTGGTGATAGGTCGGTCCTACACCTCCTCGGTCACGCTGTCTAAGCCTAAGCCGAGGGATCAGAACGGGGCCGTCATCGTCGGCATCCTGAACCTGAAGTCCATGTCGGTGTTCCTCCGGGACACGGGCATCCTGAAGGCTACGGTATCGACTCAGGGCGGTGCGTCCCGGACAGAGACATACACGGGCAAGCGTGTGGGCACGGCCCAGCTTGGCGTTCTCCAGATAGCCGAGTACGGTCAGTTCGATGTCAACATCTTCGAGTCGGCTGAATCGGCAACGGTGACGCTGGCCTCTGATTCGCCCACCCCGTTCAACATCACCGGCCTTGAGTTCATCGGCACATTCGTGCCAGGACGCAGGACCGTAGCCAACTCATAGGATCAAACATGGGAGTTCTCGAACTAGCCGTTGGTGTCGGTGCGGCAACCGCCGCCACCGGCATAGCGGGTTCAATCCAGCAGAGCCAGTCCATCGACGATGTCAACCGACGCAACGCTGAGAACGCCGCTGCCACCGCTGCGGCCAACACGGCGATTGCCGAGGAGGAGTCCCGTGACCGGGCTGCTTCTCTGGCCCGCCAGTCGGACGCCTATGCGGCTGTAATCCGGACCTCGGCGGAGAGCCGGGGCACTCTTGGAACACGGGTGGAGTCTGACCTACAGGCCGCACTGTCACGCAGGACGAGCCTTGAGGATGCCCGGATCTCCATGAACCTTCAGGCGACCAAGAACGCCATCGCTGCCGGGTCAGTCCCGAACTTCATCCCCCGTGGATCGGCGGTCCTAGACGCATTCGGTGGAGCCCTTGGCGGCCTTCAGACCGGTCTGGGGCTCTACTCGTCACTGACCAACCTCCAACTGTCCAAGGCACAGCTTGGTCAGGCTCAGTCACAGCCGATAGTGACCAACCCATACGGAGAGCCATGAGTCAGTTTCCCAGATCGCAGATCCCGCAGGGCGGTGCTCCCATCCCTCAGGAGTCTCCCCTCAACCTTCCGTTCGTCCAAGCGGACCAGCGGAACGATGTCGGTGTCTCTCCGTGGACCCAGCTATCGACTGTCCTCCGGGGCGTCGGCCAGACCATCGCCGGTGTGGCCGATGTCCAGTCGGAGATGAACATTGCCCGTGCCCGCCAGATCCTGCTGGACCGTCGGGTTGACATGGACACTCGGGAAACAGAGGACCGGAAGCGTGAGGCGGAGATCCGCCGAGAGCTTGCCGAGGCTCGCGTCCTGTATGCCAACAACCCGAAGGGACTTGCCAATGCCATCGCCCCGAAGCTGGAGAAGGTGTCCGACAGCGACCGTCTCAGTACCATTGTCCTGTCCGAACTGGCTCAGGCCAGATCCGAGACGGCCCAGATGGACGAGCGGTCGCAGGAGGTCAAGCTCAACGCCCAGCGTCTTGCCGTGGTGTCCGATCTCGTCGGACGCTCGAAGGACGCCCTCATAAAGAACCAGCAGGACTTTGACTCTGCGGCCAACGATGCCCCGGCGTTCAAGGACTCGCTTCGCCGGAACATCATGGCCCAGCTTTCCGAGGCCGGTCTTCTGACCGACGAAGAGGAGCGGGCCAAGGCTTTCCTGACCGTCACATCGGAGATCGAGTCGAAGTTCGACAACGACCTCCAGACCAACCTGACCAACCGCCAGAAGCGGGTGATGGCAGCCGAGATATCGGAGACGGTCAACCGGATTGGCGACTCGATTACACCGGAAACGGTGCAGGAGTCAGGCCTGGCGATCATCTCCGAGTTCTCCAGAACGGCTCCGTCCGAGTCGGTTGCCCGTATCGAGGCCGGTCGTGTCGTCGAAGACGCCATCAGCCGATACAGCGTACCCGGAAGTCCGGTCACGACCTACTCGGATCGGATCAGGATGGCGAACGAACTCGCCACCTCCGACTGGTACAGCGGCAACGCCGCAGCACTGGCCGAGAGCTACCGATCCGCGTTCCGAACCGAGGCCAGCGAACTCGCCAGAGCCACCGTCGGCAGGCTTGCCGGTGGGATTCAGGAGCGGTCGTTTGCCGTCTTTGGTCGCCCGATCACCGAGGAGACGGCACTTGCCCTCCGTGCCTCGGATGATCCGAACATGGTCGATTCGCTTGTCGATTCGGTAATCCCCCAGTCGGATCTTCCCGAGGTGATGATCGAGCGTGAGAACCTCCGTGCCGGGATCACCGAGCGTGTGAACAGAGGCCGGATCGAACTGGACCGTCTTCGGGTTGAGGTGTCGGACGAGGAGATCGAACTCTCCAAGGTCCGAGGCGGGGTGTTCGGTGCCGACTACGAGAAGGCATACAAGGCATCCTCGCTGTGGCAGCTTATGAACGGCCATCCGGAAGCGTCAACTCCGGAGTTCCAGACCAAGGCGGCACAGGACGCGGCACTGTTCTTCAACGGCACGGTCCCCAACGCCATGACGGAGGATCTCGCCAACGGTCTTCGGTCAACCAACCCGAAGGCCGTACAGTGGACGCTGAACATCCTGAAGGCGGTTCCTCCGGGCGTAAGCGGTTCCGCGTTCACCCAACTGTCAGGCATCGACGGCAAGAACGCCGATGTCTCGATCGCAGCCAAGGCCACGCTTCTCATGTCCCAGTCGGGCCGTGTGGTTGACGAGGTTGACTTCTTCAACCAGTACCGTCAGGCACTCGGAACCTACGCCGAGTTCGTGTCCAGAGGCGACATCAACAACCGAAGCCAGCTTCCGATCGAGCAGGAACTGTACAAGGCAGTCGTCGGCGGAACCGAAGCGGTAGGTGCGATATCAAAAGAGGATCAGTTCGATCCCGCTTCAGCCGCACTGCTTCGGTCACTGGTTGCGTTCAAGCTCCAGCTTCCGATCTCTCAGGAAATGAATCGGGCCGATGTCATCAACAACACGGTTGCCGAGGTCGGTGCCTGGGGTCTGAAGTTCGTCAGGAACGGCAAGACCATCAGTCTCGTCAAGGATGTCCACAATCACCTTCCTGATTGGATGGTCGATTCAGAAAAGGTCCGGACCGCGGCTATGTCGTGGGTCGAGCAGAACCAGGACGAGATCCTCCGCGTTCTCGACAACAACCGGATTCGCCGTGCCGAGCGTGAGTCGATCGCCGAGGGCGTTCCATTCGAGCAGAAGCTACGGTCCCTTGACCGGAGCTATGCGAGCGGGGATCGCCTGAATCCTGACTTCATGTCACGGATGGACTTCTTCCCAATCACCGATTCCCTTCAGCTTCAGATGCCGAGAGGATCGGCGGGTGCCGGTGTGCCGTTCCGTATCTTCGTGGACGGCCAGCAGATCGACACCTTCAACGACTCCCCGTTCTCCTCGGTGGTCATTCCGGACATGAACCAAGAGTACCGTCGGGCAACCGCACGGTATTCGCTTGACCTGAACCTCATCGACGGACTCCGTCGGCTTACCAACGAAACCCCGCTTGGCGTCTGGACCGGAGTGAGGTTCCTTCCTCCGCCGGTCGAGAACACCAACACATTCGTCGTCAGGACACAATGAGCAGAACAGACGCCTTCACTCTCGCAGATCCCCAATGGTTCAAGCAGGAGTTCTCCAACGGCTCCGAAGATCCCTTTGGCGGTGCGGCACCACGCTGGCTTGAGGGAGGCGTTCCGACCTATGTACCCCCGACGGAGCGAACAACTCTGCTGGGGGATTGGCTGAACCGATCCCAATACTGGGCCGACCAGAACTCTTGGCTGAACACCCTCTCTTGGGGTCAGTCCATCTCGTTCGCTCTCGGGTTCGGAGACAGGTACGAGGAGTCACCGGCGGACATCGCCAAGGGCTCCATCTACGATCCGGGACTCGACTACGACTCCCTTCCGGAAGGCACCCGTCGGATCTTCGAGCGGAACGGTTTCAGCCGCGAGGCCGTGACCAAGTCCGTGAAGACTCCGGGCGGGTTCGCCAACTGGACGGCTGATGTCACCCGCAAGATCGAGGTCCAGACCGACATCGAGGCGATGGATTCCGAAGCCGGGTTCGCCCGGTACGCATCGACCAAGCTGGGCTCTGCCCTGTTCAATGTCGTCGGTGCCGATCCCACGAACATCCTGACCTTCGGTGCCGGTACGGTACTGAAGGGAGCGGGCTTCGGCGTCAAGTCCACCACCGCATCCATCCTCGCCTCGGGCGGCGGATGGGGTGCCGTCGGCGGGGTCGATGCCTTCGATGCCGAGGTGCGATGGAACATTGCCCACGGCGTCATGGACTGGGAGGATGTCGAGGCACTGGACTACCTGGGTGCTGCCGGTACGGGCACGGCCATGGGACTTGCCATCGGTGCGATCCCCGGCTACATGCACTACCGGAAGTTCGGGTGGTCCGGCCCTTCCGCTGCGGCTGTGACCCAGCAGGGTTCCACTCCTCCCAGTCACCCTATGACTGCGGCCATGATGGGCGACTACCACGCCTCCCGTCTGGCACTGAAGGAGTCTCTGGTCGAACGCTTCGGCGACGACTGGCGTCCATTCCGTTTCGTGCTGGAGCCCCGTGCGTTCGGCATGACGGAGAGCGAACACCTCTCGTTCATCCGATCTCTCGCAAAGCGGGTGGACGAATACCGTCCCACCTCAGACGAGTTCATCGGATGGCTTGACCCCAACGGTGTCCGGTCCAAGAACGACCTTGACCTTGGCGACTACCGTCTCTTCCGTGAGTCGGTCATCAGCCAGCGTCTCGGCCAGAACGCAAACGACCAGATCAGCCGGGTTGTTGAGGCACGGTACGGCAAGAACGCGGACAAGTTCTCGTTCCTGACCGACACCGAAGTGACCTCCCGACTCGGCTTCACCGACCAACAGCATGTCCTTGACTGGCTTCAGACCGCCGGATCTCGTGACTTCAACGATGTCCTTCGGTTCCGTCGCCCGGACGAGCGGCTCCTCAACCTTCAGGGAGAGTATCGCCAGTCCTACGACCGTCTGGTGAAGACGATCGAGAAGGCTGACCGCCGGAAGCTGGGCAGCAAGAAGATCGAAACCGATGTCCCCGCTTTTCGTGGTGAGGACATTAGCGTTCGCATCGTTTCGCGGGAACGAGGCATCCGCCTCACCCCGGAGCAGCGTCGCCAGGCGTTCAAGCAGCCGTTCTCCGGCGGACCCGAGATGGTCGGAAACCGAATCCCGGATCTCACTCCGGAGCGGGTTCCGAACATCACGGCCACCCGTGCGGTCGAGGCTCTTGATGTCGCGATGCGGCAGAAGGAAACCCTCGAATCCCAGATTCACAACCTGAAGCGGGTGATCGACTCGGACAACACCCTCCTGAACCGTACAGGTCTGAAGAAGATCCTGTCCGTCAAGGAAGGCAAGCTGGCCGAGGTCGCTGCCCGCATCGAGAAGGCGGAGCGGAAGCGTGTCCGAGAGGCCAATCTCGGATTCAACCGACCCAACGCATCCCCGGCACTGGCCCGTCAGGCCGACGCCATCCGCCGGAAGATGAGTCAGCTTGACCCTGTGAGGGACGCCGACCGGATCGCCGATCTCCAGAAGCGTATCCGGAACATCGAGATCCGTCAAACGATCTCTCCTCGACAGGCAATCAACAATCCATCCACATCACGATCGGCTGTGGGCATTCAGACCAAGTTCATCCAGTCGGTCAACCGTCTGGAATCCCTACGCAATCAGGTCAAAAGCCTGAGCAGCGTGATGGAGAGCGATCCGGCTGCGTT